ATCAACGGGCGAACTGGTTGGCGCTGATGGAAGAGTTGGGACGCTTGATGGCAGCGCAAGAGTGGGAACGTCTATACGGCAAGGGGAACGATTATGGCTCTCAAGGAAGCGGTCGCATACGCCCGCTACTCAAGCGACCGGCAAAACGCGCGGTCAATCGATGACCAAAATCTGGTCTGCGAAAAGATTGCAAAGCAAAACGGCTACAAGATCGTAAAGTTTTATGAGGATCGCGCGATCTCGGGCAGCGGCACGTTGGCGCGTGATGGCTGGCTCTCCCTGATGCGGGCGGCAACTGACCCTGACCGCACCTTCGATGCTGTAATCATCGAAAGCCTTTCGCGCATGTCGCGCGATCTCGCCGATAGCGCCCGCGACTTCAAGCGGCTCACCTTCCGCAAAATCGAACTGGTCGATCTTGAGGGTAAGCTGACCACGATGCGCGTCGGCATGTCCGGCATTATGAACGAGGAGTTTCGCAAGCACCTCGGCAACATGCTGCGCCGGGCGTGGGACGGTCGCGTCAAGGAAGGCTTGATCCCCGGCAAGCCGCCCTACGGTCACCGGCTGATCTCAGGGAAACCTTTCCACCATGAAGTCGATCCGCCGACTGCCGCCATCGTTGTGCGGATTTTTACAGAGTTCGCAAACGGTGAGCCGCTGCGCGAGATCGCCGCACGATTGAACTACGAGGGCATTCCAAGTCCGTCAGGCGGCAAGTGGAACCATCAGGTGTTCACCGCTGGCGGCGGCGGCGGCGAAGGCATGATCGGTAACCGGCGATACATTGGCGAACTGGTCTGGAACGCACGCCGCGTTGCCAAAAATCCCGACAGCGAAAAGAGCACCAAGCAAAAGGGAAACCCGGAAGACTTGATCACGGTGCCGGTGCCTCATCTGCGCATCATCGATCAAGACTTGTGGGATCGGGCGCAGCAGCTACGGACTGGTCGAAGCCGACAGTCCGATGAGCCGCGCGTTTACAAGAAGACCGTGGTCGGGCACATGATTGCGAACAAGGTCATCTGCGGCGAGTGCGGCGGCCACATGAAGATCGTCGGATCAAAGGCGGGCGAGGCCAAGCGGGTGGGCTGCGTTGCCGCCCGGCATAAGGGCGTCTGCACCAATACGAAAAGCTACAACCTCGATGAGATCGAGGCGACCGTCTTGCATGGCGTCAAGCATAACCTCGATGTCGAGGCTTTGATGGCGTTCACCAAGGGCACCCACAAGGAATGGTCGGCGCGCCAGAAGGCCGCCAGTGGCGAGCGCATTGCGGTGGAGAGGGCAATCAGCCGGGCGACGGAGAAAATCGACCGCATCTCCAATATCATGCTGGAGATCGAACGCGAGGAACTTCCGCCCCTGATGGAAAAGCTCAAGGCCTTGACGCTGGAGCGCGGCGGGCTGCGCAGCAAACTCGATCTGATCAAGGATCAGGGCAATGTGGTCGAACTACTCCCGGCAACCGTTGACAAGTTCCGCGCTGATCTCCTGACCATGCATGAGGCCTTGACCAGCACCAAGCTGACGGATGCGCAGGCCGCGCCGTTCAAGGTTGCGTTCGGCAATGTCTTTGAAGCGGTCGAGGTGCATCAGACCGGCAAGCGCAAGCCGGTTGAGGTAACGCCGCACATGCGGATCGCGGCGATCATGGGCACCAGCTTCATGCCCCGCATGCAATCGTCGAAAGAAGTGCTGGAGGAACAAGGCGTTACTAGTGTGCTTCTGTCTACTCATGGAACATTGAGTTGCCAAAACCACAATATAGTCAATCTCGGGCGCTGGCGGGCGGCGGCTTGAAATCTACTATCCGTTAACTATGAAGATTGGCCTAACTTCTATTCGTGCTATTGCGCCGAAGCAGGTCGGCAGGATCGATCCTCAGTGCCCGCGCCAGACGCTCGATGTTGTCGATGGAAACGTTGCGCTCGCCACGCTCGATGGACCCGATATAGGTGCGATGCAGGTTTGCGTCGTGCGCCAAGGCCTCTTGGGTCAGTTTCCGTCCTTTGCGCTCCCTGCGCAAATTGTTGGCAAAATAAATCCGAAGCCGTTTCCTCTTCATGGGAATAACTAAGGTCTGTTCCCTCCTCCTCTCGACAGACTATAGGTAGCGTTTCTGAATAATTAAGAACGGCTTGCTGTCGGATCGCCGCCAAAGATGACTTTGCGTCGCTTTTGCTTGACAGGGGACACAACCGGCCTAGATTTCCCGATTACTCAGACCAAGGGGAACATGCATGAAACCATCAGAACGCTTTCGCATTTCGTGCGAGGTCGATGTCGGCAACCTAGGTCCGGCGATGGTTCGCCTCGCCCAGATCGAGGGGCTGGTCGTCACCGGCAGCGAACTCATCACCGACGTGCGTGCCTACGCGAAGAACAAACCGAAGAAAAAGCGCAAGGTCGTCGTGCGCAAGACCTTCGACAAGAATGCCTCGGAGGTGATCCTGACCCATGCCAAGCGCAACCACGGCAAGTTCAATACCCGGCAACTGATCAAGACATTCGAGACGCAGGGCCGCGCCCGCAACTCGATCTATGCCACCCTCGACGCCATGATGAAGGACAAGATCGTCAAGCGCGTTGACAAGGGCGAATACGTCCTGCTGACGAAGGCAACCAACGGGGCGGCCAATGGCTAAGGGATGGCTGACACGGTCGTACAATTTCATCGACAAAGACCCGGAGATCGACAAGTTCAGGACGGTCTGGCAGCAGGAACACATCAAGGAAACCGATCTCGCGGTGCTGGCCGGGCTATCGCCACAGACCGTGAAGAACATGTTCGGCGGCGAGACCCGCAGGCCGCAGCATGCGACGTTTGCCAAGATGGCGGGCGCGATGGGCTACGTCTACGGCCTCGCCCGCGACGACAAGCCCGACTACGCGAAGGAAATTCCCTCAGCGCGGATCGAGTACAAGGCGCACAAGGCGGCGCTGGCAAAGAAGCGTCAGCGCGCGGCGAAGAAAACCAACGGGAAATAACCCGGCAGACCATTTACGATCTTCGGCCTGCCGCAAACTGGCGGCTGCATTGCTCCCCCTCTGTGGCCGTCCTTTCTCCAGACAACAAAAAAGCCCCGCACCGGAGTGCGGGGCTGACCTAACAAAGCAATGATTTCGGGTGACGCAATCGGAGGACTATAGCATGGCGATCAAGGTTGGCGACAAGGTCGTGTGGCGATCCGGTATGGCAACTAACAAGCCGTCGATAAAGCCGATGGGAATTGCGAACTGCGAGGTGATCGAGTTGGGCAAGACCGCAGACGGCTTGCCCGCCGCAAAACTCAAGCTGCCGCCCGGCCCGTGGCCGGTCGAGACGGTCAACGCACTGGTCGATGATCTGGAGACGGAACGATAGCAGGGATCGCCGGGGTTCCTTACCGCGCCCCGGTGATGTCAGAACGACTGGGGAGGTCCGATCCCTCCCCGTTTTTGATCACTGCGGGACCAGTGTGTTCACCAGCAACAACAACAGCGCGACGGTGAGCACCGCCGCCGCGACAATCCACAGATCATTCTTGCTGATCATCAGCATCCCTTGCAGATGCGCGGCTGTGTCGTGTCCAGCGGCGGCATCGGGTCTATGTCACTTGACGGAGGGAAAGTGGAACGTGCCGCCCCCCAGCAGCGTCGTCAGCAACGCAATCAGGGCCAGCAACAGCACGATCACCCAGACCCCTTTCTTGATTTGCTCGGGGATCGCGATCACGAAGCTCTCAATGACCCAGATCGCCAGATAGATGATGCCGCACAGGACGATCAGCCCAATGAGGAACCAAAGCACACTGATTGCCATGCCAACCATCGTCATTCCTCCCTGTACGGAAAAACCACCTGCACCTCGTCGTCGGTATCGATCCCAAGGTCGTCCATCAGGCCGGGCGAGATGTCGGCGATGCGGTCGGTCGCTTCATGCGGTCCCCAGTCGGCGGGGAATGCCTTCAAGGCAATGCCCGTCTTTGTCGCGCGCACCAGCGCAACGTCCTGAAGCAGTGACGGCTTCGGTGTGACCGCATAATCCCAGCGGCACGCGACATAATGGACGAAAGGATTTAGTCGCCTAGCCAGCCCGGTTGTGCCCTCGGGCTGGAACGGCAGGAACAGTTGCGGCGCATCATCGACCTCGTCAATGAAGGCGAGGCCTTCGTCCGGCGACACACCCATGTCATTAGGCCCGCCGAAGCACGACACCGTGCCGGTCAACTGCACCAGCGCGGCAGGCGGCGGGATCGTCTCTTCCTCGTCACTGCCGCCCAACGCCTCGGCGAGGTTTTCGCAAATCTCCTCGAACCGTTCGCGGTAGAGGTCGGCATCGGCGATGCTATCCACGAAGCAGACTTCCAGAAGCGCGCTCGGCATCGCGGTATGGGCGAGGAAGAAAAGGTCGGTTCTCAGCTTCGGGCCACGGTCGATGAAGCCTGCTTGGGCGATGGCCTGCGACAGTTTCCGCGCGAGGCTTTCCTGAGAGTAGTACAGGACTTCGCAGCCCATCGGCTTCGGGGTCTCGACGTAGGCGTTGAAGTGAACGCTGATGTCGAGATCACGCACCTTCGAATTGTGGAAATCCACGATGCGGTTGAGGTTTTCGTTCTGCGATGTCGAGACCGTGTCATGGTAGGTGACGACATCGACGCCACGGTGGCGCAGGTCGGCGGCAAGCTGATCGACCACGGCGGTTGCCTCATCGACCTCGTTGAGGATGCCGATGGCTCCCTGACACTTGGTCGAGTGCCCCGACGATATGACGATGCGGTTATAGGTCACTTGATGCACCTCTCCAGTATCTTGTCGCGGCGCTCCACGGCGTTACTGATTTCGTAGAGTGTGAAGGTGAAGCCTGCGAGCACGATGACGTTGACGATCAGCAGCGCCAGAACGAACGGTGTCGCCCGCATGGTCTCGACAACTTGTCTGGCGAGGTCGGCGGGGACGTTCATGGCTGCATCTTGGTGATAAAGTCTTGCAGCGCCAGCGGCGGCGCGCCCTCCTGCGCCCGGATGCGGTTCTCGTGGTCGAACAGCGTTTGCTGTTCGGGTGTCGGCTGCGGCGGCACTGACGGAGGTGCGACGTAGGGATCGGGCACGCCGCCGTTGGCGAGCCAGTCCTGATACTCGACCCAGTCGCGGTTGGCGGGATCGTTGGGGATGCAGGCACCGTCGGCGGTGCGGATCACGGAGGCGTCGGTGGCGGTGAGTTGATAGTCGGACATCTCAGAGCCTCGCGTCAAAATTAATCACTTTTCCACCGGTTGCGTCCCTGAATACGTAAACTCTCCCCGCCACTAGCCCGGCATAATTGGCCAGAAGATATATCCCCCAATCTGCACTGTTTAGCGTTATGCCAATGTTTGGTGAGGATTGATTATAGTTGCTGGCAATAATGTCGGTAATAGTCAAAACTCCCGCAGCGACAACAGTAGGCGCAACGCGCATTCCGACATGATTGATCGAGAATTGCACTGCGGTTGTACTTGTCGCTATTCCTGCACCTTCTGCTACGCCTTGCCTGAAATACCGCTTGCACGTCAGCAGTTCCTGATCGTAGGGCCGCATGATCAGCGGCGCGCGGGCGGCGGAGGGGGCTTCGATGCCGGGCAGGACGACGACGCCGCCGATCTTGAAATACGCCGCCGAAGCAACGCCGTTAACTTGTCCCGGTGCCCCAACATAACCCGCGCTGTACCAAGTATTTGCGGCAGGTGCCGTGACCGTGGGACCGCAAGCGTTGGCAAACTGGATTTTGGCTCCTGCTGTGTTCCCGACGGGCCAACTGCCCGCCGTGTCTCCGGGGACAGTGACAGTCTTGTATTCCCATACGTCGGCTGCGTTTTGCGTGTAGGTCACGCAACAGGTGCGAGTATCGTCGCCGTTTCTGACGGCTATGCTGTATGTGCCGACGGTGTGGTGACCTGACCAGAATGCGATTGTCAGCGGCTGCGCATTAGCCGTCCCCCATGCCATGCGCGCAAAACGGTAACCCTCGATAGAGTGGGTTACCGCATTGAATTGACTTCCGGTAAGGGTTGCCTGAACCACCGTCGTCTGCATGAACAGCCCGGCGGAAAGCCCGGCGACAGGATTGACCAGTTGCCCGCTTAATACCGTTGCCGTTGAAGTGTTATAGTACACCCAGCCGTCGAGGATGAATTGCCCGCTGACACTGGTTATACCAGCCCCCTTCTCCTGACTGACCTCCATCGAGCCGTTGATCTGCATGCCGCTGTACGCCAGCGCGTCGAACGGCGCGGCGTAGATATTCTGGCGGGCCTGCACCTGTTGTGCAGCAGTCAAGCCCTGCGCGGCGTCGTAGCGCACCGCGCGGGCACCGATGGCCGTGATCCCGGTGGCATCCCCCGTATCGACATATTGCTTGGTGGCGGATTGCAGCGCCAAGGTCGGATCGGCGGGAAGCACCAGCGGGCCAGTCATGGTGTCGCCACTGGAGTTGACGTAGGCGGCATCAAGCGTGGCAGTCGATCCCGCCTGCTGTGCCCATGTGCCCCATACATTGGCGGTTTTCTGCCGCACATACAGCAGGCCCGTCGTGACATCCCGCGCCTCGATGAACATGTTGGCGCTGGCGGGCACGGCGGGCGGTGCGACGGCGGGGTCTGCGGTGTAGCAATGGCCGATGAAGGCATTGCCGGTAGGTGCGCTGGTGGCACCGGCTGCCGAATAGAACGAACCGGAAATGAACGGATAGCTGTCGTAGTTGGTGACGATCTGATAGGCCTTGTCGCCTTGCAGCGAGGTCATCGCGTCGGTGGCGTTGTTGGCCCCGGTGCCCCCGGCCACGATCGGGCGCGGCAGGTTGAGGTCTTGCTCGACATCGGCGACGTTGGAATTGTATTTCGTGCTCTCGATGGTCGTGTCGGTGACGGCGTCAGTGCCGACAGGCCGGTGATACACGTTGCTCCCGTCGCGTGGGCTCATTACGGTTGCTCCTCATAGGAAGAAGGCTGATCGATTATAACGCGCCTCGGCACACCTTGGCCGCCCTGCGCCGCCATCATGCTCAATGCGCGGGCAATCCGGTCACGACCGGCGACAGCATCGGGCACCAAATCCTGTCCCGGCAGTTGTTCTCTAAACAACGGCGAGCGTTGGCGCGTTGCCTGTCGCGCTTCTTCCAATGCCTCAACCGTGCCCTTGCCGCCCCACCGCTTGATGGCCGATCCGACTGCGGGCACGACCGGACCAAGCAACCACGACAGATCGCCAAGACCGGCAAAATGTCCGGCGGCAGTACCCAGACCGCCTGAGACAAGCGCGCCAAGACCGCCGCCACCGCCAAGCAGATTGCCGGTCACTCGCGCGACGTTGCGCGGTGTCGTGCCTTCCGGCACGTTCTCAAGCTGGGTGATTTCTTCCGGGGTGAACGCCTTTACTCTCTTGGCGTTAAGGACCGCAGAGGTGACCTTGGATCGAACGGTATTGTCGATGTTTTGTCCTGAATTAGCCGCACGGGCGCGGAGCCTGCTTTCGCGCTGGATGGCTGCAAGGTCTTCATCTCGCAGTCCGGCGGAATAATTGGCGCGGCCTTTGGCATAGAGTTCTGGACCGTAGGCTGCTTGGAAGGCAGGGCTTCCAGCCAGAATAGCTTCCGCAGGAGGTCTCTCCAAGAAATCTGAGAAGAGACCGTGCGCCACTCCGACGCCGTGCTGGTCCTCGGTCTGTTTGCCGAAATTGTTGGCGATGCTCTTTCGGATCGCAATGAGATTTGATGGTCCGACGGTGACGGTCGCGCTGGGGTCGTTGCTGCGCGGGAGGTAGTCACGGAGCCGGTTGATCGAGGCGTATAATCCGGGGGCATGCTCTGGGTGTACTCCCTCATCCACAAGTGCTTGCTCGATCCTGTCGGCGAGCACGCCCATATGCTGGGGATCATACCTGACCTCCATGTTTTTGAAACCCTCGATCTGCCTGCCGCCCTCCGTTTTCAACTCCTGTGATGTCGGGGTTTTCGCCAGCCGCAAGTCTTTCGGGGCCATTGCAGCGCCGGGAATAGCCAAGTCGCCGGATCGCACCATCGGATTGATCGGCCCGTAAGCCCCGGCCATATTCAGCACTTGGCCCATGGCGGGCATCGCGGCGGGATCGTTCGCCGCCGGGTTCCATGTCTTCGGCAGCGGCACCTCGCCACTCATCACGCGGCCCGGCAACAATGCGCCTTCCTTGAACGAGGCCAGTGGCCCGGCATTCAGCGGATCGAAATAGACGTTGCCGGTGCTGTCGCGCGAGATCGGCAGGATGCTGCCATGATAGGCTGGCGTCGGCGCGGGCGCGGGGCCGTTGCCGGTCGGCGGCAGGTCGGCAGCAAAACTGTCTGTTGGCTTGGGTTGGTCCCTGTACCAACTCCACTCCTCCGATCCCGGCGGATATGGATTGCCAGCAACCGGCGCTTGAGGGTTGTCGGCAGCATCCTTCAGGGCTTTTTCTTCCGCAAAAATATCGACGGGGTCTGCCATGCTACTGTCCCAGCCTCGAACGACGACGCGCGCGCGAGATTTCAAGTTCAGCCGCGCCCGGTCCAAACTCCTTGTCGAACCTCTCTCTGGCCGCATAGTTGTCTTGGTTCTTGATCAGCTTATCGACCCATGCCTTGGCGACCTCGGGATTGGCGTGAACAGGATCGACCTGCACGTCGTAGAATTTTTCTGGTTTGAGGCCGCCAAGATACTTGTCCTTCAAGCCTTCGTATTCGTTGAGGCGCTTGTGAACGTCGCCCATCTGCACACCCAGCAGCTTTTCCTGCGCGGCCTTTTGCAGACTGGGATCGCCGCCCATCATGCCGCGCGCGACGATCACGTCGCTATTGGTGACCCGCGTGTCTCCCGGTTGCAGATTTTGCAGCGCGTTGCCAACCGTGGAATTGACGGCGGCTAGGTACAACTGACTTCTCGCCGCCAGTTCGTCGGCAGGCTTGTTGCCGAAGAACGCCTTGGCCCTCTCCATGTTCAGCCTGAACTCACCACCGATGCCAGAGACAATGCCCCTGTCGAGGGCTTCCCTCGCCAATCGCAACTGCTGGATTGTATAGGCATCCTTTTCCGCGCCCTTTTTCAGCACATCGAATTTGTCGGTGACCTGCTTTGCAGGCAACCCGGTTCGTTCGGTGATCTGGGCTGCATCCTTGGCCTCAAGCGCCTTGGCCTGTGCCTCTGCGGTCTCGGCCTGTGTTTTTCCAAAATTGCGCTGTGCATCTTCCCATGCCCGGTATCTCTGATCGTGCAGGGTGCGCTCGCTTTGGTATTGCAATGTATTGCGCGCCTCTTCCTTGGCGCGCTGATCCGCGTAGACCTTTTCCTTGTTGCGATAAAATGCCGTCGAGGCGGGATCGCCGCCCCTGCCCTCGTTCTTGTCTGCCAAATCCTTCCAGTATTGTTCTTGCGGCCCCAGCGGCACGGGCTTGGGTACATCCGGCGGGATCGGCTTGTCGTAGACCCCCGGTGCCTGCGTTGGCGGCGTCGGCTGCGGCGTCAGCGGCTGCGGTCGCGTCATGGTTGCCTGCGCCATCTGCTGTGGGGCGGGCTGCGGCGCGATGTCAGGCACTACGATGGGACGATTGCCTGCGGCTTCTCTTGGCGAGGTTAGTGCGTCCGGCGAGGCTTGTAGTGCCGCCAATTGCGGCAGGCGGGTTTGATCAGGCGGCGGGAATGCGCTTTCCTGTGGCCCTCCCAACGCCGCACTGCCGCCAGAAAGCATGCTGGCAATGCGGTCGCGCTGCGGGAGGGCCTGCGGGGTGATGCCGGGCAGCGGCATGTCGGACTGCACGTCGCCGCCGGTCAGCGAAGCCATCTGGGTAGGAGCACCCGCATCCGATCCACGCATGCGATCTCGCAGCATGTTGATCCCGGCGGCGCGCGGGTCGGGTGGCTGCATGGCGTCGTAGCCTTCACCGGCAGCACGCAGCCACGGCGCTGCCTCGCTTCGTGTCGTCGGGCCGGTGCTCGGCGCTGGCGTGTAGGTCGGGTCAGTTCTGCCAGCAAACTCGATGGTCGGATCGAGGCGCGGTCTGGTCGAGGCAGGGAAGCCCGGCGAGGTCGGGATATTTGGCGTGGCCGGTCCCACCTCCGGTGCCTGTCGCGGCATCGGGATCGAGGCGACGTTCAGGTTCGACGGCGGCGGCGCGACGATCGGCGCGGCCTGCCGCACCGGTTGCGCCGCCGGTTCTTCGTCCTGCGGACGCAAGGAAGCGGTGACGACCGGGTCGGTAACCTCATTGCTGGCCTGCGGCCCCTTCGGTTCATTGGCCTGCGAACTGGTTTCCACGCCGGTTCTCGCGGCTTCCTGTCCTGCGAGCGCCTGCGTTAATGCCCGCATCTGCATCGCTTCACCGATGCTGTCGCCAATCGAGGAAAGGCCCTCGCCGATGTTCTTCGGATACTTGTGTTGCTGCCCCATCAGGCGCAAGGCGATCTGTTGGCGCAACTGTTGCGCTGGATAGCTGTCGGGTGCCCCGGATACGGCGTTGGCGTTGAAGGCATTGACAAGCTGGTCGAACGGTCCTGCCATCACACACCTGCCACTCTTTGCTCTTGCGCATCTTCCAGCCACTTCTGCCGCTGCGCCTCGATCTCGGCCTGTTGCTGTTGCTGCGCCTGCATCTGCTGCATCTGGGCGGCTGCGAGATCGGGCGCGGCGATGGCGGGTGCAGCGGGCCTTGCCCGTTGCTGCTGTTGCGCCATCATCTGCATGGCGATGCGCTTGCGCATTTGCAGTTGCTGATAACCAAGGGCTGCAACTTCCTGCGGAACGACGACGCCCATCACGATGCCCTCAAGATTGAACCCATGACCCTTGCAGGCCTGATGTACTTGACACCGTCATGCTCCTCGACCGCGCCCGGCTCGATCTTTTCCACGTCCTGCGCCATCGGGCCGATGTGGCGGATCGAGGCCGGATCGTCCTTGTAGGAATATCGATAGATCGGCAGCTTCTTGTTTTCGTCGCGATCGACATCTTGCACCGACGCCGCGAACACGGTGCCAACCCGGTCGATGTTTTCTTTCTCGCGCCGATCCGACATCATTGCTGCGGAGCCTACCTTGCCGCCCAGCCCAAGGATGCCGCCCATCAGCGACTGATAGTTCTGGTTCTGCTGCTGGTAGACACCCAGTTGCTGCGAGAAATTGTTGTTGATGATCCCGGCAATGTCGGTGGTCGGAATTTGCGACGACGGCGTGTTCAGCCAGTTCGGGCTTTGCACCTGCGACCCGGACAACAGGCTGGTGATCTCGTTGATCGGCTGGTTCCGGGTGGCGTATTGTTCCTGCATGTATTGATTGCGCGCGGTCTGCGAAGCGTTGAAGCCCGCCTGCTGCTGCGCTAGTTGCTGCGCGAGGCCTGCATTGCCAAAGGTCGCTTGGGCGGCGTTCTGGCCGAATTGCTGGCCCTGCGCGGCATTGGTAAAACTGCCCGCGCCCAACGCTTGCGTATAGGCCTGCTGCTGCGCGGAGTTTTCGAACCCGGCACGCTGCGAAGCCATGTCCATCATGCGCTGCTGTTCCTGCCCCGCCTGATTGATGGCGGCAAAGCGCGCGTCGTTAGCCTGCTGGTTGAACGGCGTGAATGCATTGTTGTAGGCATCGCTGCCGTAGCGGATGCCCTGATCGGCGAGTTGCTGCTGTAGTTTGTCTTGCTGGATGTTGAGTTGCGGATTGATCCGCGCCATCAGCGCGTCTTGCACGTTCTGCCGATCGGTGGAGAAATCGCCAGCGCCGTAACTGCGGGTAATCGCGCCCGCATCGCCCAGCGAGGTCTGGATCGGGCCGCCCGCGTTGAACGAGGTCGCTGCGCCCGGCACATTCGTGATGCCGCTGGCGCTGCCTGCGCTGGGCGCGCCGCTTAAATCCATTTCGTTGGAGAGAAGACCGGAGATGCGACCGGACTGCGCGTTCGCCATCCCGGCCATGTTCATCTGCGCGCCAAGCGTCTGCTGCTTGATCGCTTCGCCCTGCGGCGACAGCGACTGTGTCGCGGTGAACGTCGGGATGTTGTAGGTCGATCCCGTCGTCGGGTCGGTCCAGCCGTAATTGCCGGTCACGTCGTAGCGCAACGATCCGTCCGGGTTGATCTGCCCGGTATTGTTCAGGAAGGCATTGGCGACCGCCGTCGAGACATTGGTCCCGGTCTGCGCCTGTGCCGTCGCTATCGGATTGGGTGGTGTTGGAGCATCGGGCTTACCCACGGTTGTATACTCCTAGTAGCCTTGCTGTGGTTGCTGCATCGGCATCTGTTGCTGTGGCATCTGTTGCGGGATGCCTTGCGACTGCGGCATCTGTGGTGAACCCATTGCAGTCCCCGGCAACGGTGCGGGTTGCTGACCCGGCGCGGTCTGGATCGGCGGCGCGCCCGGCGACAACGGCATCTGCGCGGGCGGCGCTTGCGGCACGGGCTGGCCCTGCGGCGGTGCGCCGGGCACCGGCTGTTGCGGCATCTGCATCTGTTGCTGCGGCTGCGGCATCTGTGGCATCTGCGGTCGCGGCGGCGGACTGGCGACGTTCATCAGGGCCTGCGTGATGCTGTTGCGTTGATTGTTCGCCATCGGATTGAGATAGGGGACTGGCATCAGGCGGCCTTTCGATTATAATTAGCGTCATGCTCACAGAACGATTTTGGTCGAAGGTTGATCGCACGCCCGGCGGTTGCTGGAACTGGCGCGGGGCAAAGAGTAGGCCTATCAACGGGTACGGAAATGCTCTCGTGGATGGCAAAACTGTCCATACCCATCGCGCTAGTTTTGAACATACTTTCGGACCTATCCCAGAAGGCGCTTGCGTTTGTCATCGCTGCGACAACACCCTGTGCGTCAATCCTGATCATCTGTTTCTCGGAACGCATGCTGATAATTCTCGCGACATGCGAATTAAGGGGAAGGGGCCGGGCACCACAAGGCTTACGCCTTCGATCGCACTCACGATATTCCGTGACAAAGGCAACGGACAGCAACTCGCGGCTAAATTCGGTGTCACACGCGCAACAATAAACAGGATCAGACGTGGCGAGGCATGGAGGCATGTCACGCAGCCTCCGCATGGCGAGCAATGTCTCGCAAATGATGCTTAAAACGTCGATTAAATTTGTTGGCGCACCATGCTTCGTATGTCAGTACGCACAGAACACCATCTTGCTCGCGACCAAACATTCTCGGCACAGGAATGAACGAGTAATCGTAAGCCGCCAATATCCCCAGTAGGCGCTCATTATCGGCTGGCGTTTTCTGGTAGATCATTTGACAACCGCAACGCAAGAACGGATAGACGTACATGCGTTCGATAGTGCCTCTAGTTAGCCAATACTTGCCCGGAAGGGCTGCACCGCTGATCTCAATTGTTTCAGCCTCTGGGTCATAATTTGAATACACGATGCCTGCGATCAATTTGCCTTCTTCATCGACCACGCCCATTGCCTTGATGTTCGGCCCGAAGCCTCGGTGACAATGCGGGATCAGATCAGCCACAAAGCGCGCAACGATCTGATCGTGGCCGTAGACGTAGTCGAGCATCAGTAGCCACCGTAGGAACCGCTAAAGGGGCTTTCAAAGCCGGTGCCACCCATGATGTCGGAACCCGGATAGGACAAGAAGCCGCCAAACCCGCCGCTGGCATAGCCCGGTAATTGACCCGCGCCCACGCCCCAGCCATCGATGCCAGAACCGGGTTGCCCTATCGTTCCGGTACCAAAACCGGATGGGTAGCCACCAGCGCCACCGCCGCCGCCATACAAGAATGGATCGTAGGTGCCGGGCGCACCGATCTCGGCTTGGGGACTGCCAAATCGAGTACCAAAAGGAGGGGCGTAAGACGGCGACTGGAACGGTTGGAATCGTTCAGTCGGGAAGCCTTGACCTGAGGGCGGACTGCCGCCGCCGAAGAACTGACTTCCACTGGTGTCCTGTGACAGCGCGTCGGTCGCCCATGACGGCAGCGGCATGCCTGCCGCCTGCTGCTGCGCGATCTGCGGCAGCAGCGCCTGCCACTGTTCAGGCGCAAAGCCGACGACGCCGGTCGGCGAGTAGGTCTGCGGCAGACCCGCCGGTCGGCCACCCGGCATCAGCCGGTTGTAGATTGCGACGAGATCAGCCTGCGACTGGCCGCCGCCCGATGGTGCGGCTGGCGCGGCAGGCTGCGGAGAATAACCGCCGCCGCCGCCCATCAATCGATAATAGGCCGCGATGTTGCCGGGATCATTCTGGTCAATGCCACCACCCGGAAGATACTTCAGATCGCCGCCGCCTGCCGCCTGTTGTGGCGGGGGCTGTGGCGGCGGCGAGTAAGAAGGCTGTGCAGGCGGTGACCATGCAGGCTGTGCTGGCGCGGAATATCCGCCACCTCCCCCGCCCATCAATTTGTAATACTGCGCGATGTTGCCGGGATCGTTCTGGTCGAGGCCGCCGCTGGCGAGATATTTCGGGGTGTAGGCCTGCGCAATCGCATCGCGCTGCGCGTTGTCCTGTTCGCTGAGATCGGCCATCTATTTGGCTCCCATCAATCGATAGTATTCGGCCTGCAACTGCGGATCGGCTTGCA